TCCGACGTCCAGCTACGCTCGCGCAGCTGCCGCCGCGATCGGTCGCTCGATGGATGACGTCATCATCGACGCACTTGGCGGAACCGCCAAGACTGGCAAAGACGGTTCGACCTCCACGGCGTTCCCGTCGGCCCAGAAGATCGCGGTTGCTTCGAGCGGCCTGACCATTGCGAAATTGGTCAGCGCAAAGAAGCTGCTCGACAAAAACAATGTCGATCCGTCGATCAAGCGTTACATCGTCGTCTCGCCTGAGCAGATCGAAGACCTGCTCAATTCGACCACTGTCACTTCTGCCGACTTCAACACGGTAAACACTTTGCCTATCTGATCGGCGACGATCAGATGAAAACCGCTCAAATTCGGGGAAGGCTTAACTGCTAATCCCGAGCCAAGCCGCGCAAGCGGAAGGTGTAGAGACTTGACGGGCGGCATCTCTCAGAGATGAAGAGAAAGTCCAGCGCACGAACAGCGAAAGCTGGCGGCGAAAGCCGAGGTGTGACGGAAGGCTCTGGTACAGGGTGACATTAATACGTTCGTTGGCTTCGAGTTTATCGTATCCAACCGCCTGAGCGTAGACGGCAGCAACGATCGCCTCTGCTACGCTTTTGCGCAGGATGGCGTGAAGCTCGCCGTCGGCAAGGACGTGATGGCTCGCATCGACGAGCGCAACGACAAGTCTTACTCGACGCAGGTCTATTACTGCGCGACCTTCGGTGCGACCCGCATGGAAGAAGACAAGGTCGTTGAAATCGCGTGTTCTGAGTAAGGAAGGAGAACTGAACAATGGCTACTGTTTACAGTAATGTTCGGACCGACCTTACGCAGGACGATCCGAAAGACTTCGTCAAAGCTAACCAGCTTGGTGGTCGCGTTCGTGTGGCGCATGCGTCCTACGAAGCCTCCTCTCTGGCTGCAAATGATGTCATCGAGATGTTTTCGCTCCCGCAGGGTGCACGCATCGTCGGTGGTTATCTGTACTTCGACGACCTCGGCACCGGCACCACGATGGATGTCGGCCACGCCGCTTACACCAACAGCTCGGGCAGCTCTGTTGCTGCCGACGCTGACGAGTTCCTCGACGGCCAGGACACCGCCTCGGCGGCTGGTCGCGCGGACGTAGCGGCTACGCTGGCCCTGGGTGCCAACTCTGTTGTCGATCTCGACCAGTCGGTCATCGACAATGAGTACGTCGTGACTTGCACCAATCTCGGCGCTGCCGCTACCGGCACGATCGAGTTGGTCATGTACTACGTCGTAGACTAATGAATTGGGGGGGCTCTGCCCCCCCTTTTCTTTAAGGAATTGACATGGCATCTGACGTTGATATTTGTAATAGCGCGCTGAACATGATCGGCGCGAGCAACATTGTGTCGCTGACCGAAGACAGTCGCGCTGCGCGCGTCTGCAATCAGCGCTACGAATTTGTCCGAGATGCTGTAAGCCGCGCCCACCCGTGGAACTGTCTCGTGCGCCGCGCGTCAATCGCCGCCGATGCCGATAGTCCGGCATTTGAATTTGAATACCAGTTCACTTTGCCGAATAATCCGTATTGCCTGCGCATCATTCGACCGCAGGACATTGATACGATCTATCGAATTGAGGGGCGCAAGGTTCTTGCAAACACCACGCCGTTCAAATTTATCTACATAGCGCGCGTTACAGATCCAAATGAATACGACCAGCTATTCATTGAGACAATCGCTGCTCGATTGGCAGCCGACATCAGCTATGCGTTGGTGAACAGCGCTACGCTGACAGCGTCGTTGTTTGATATCTATAACCAAAAGCTTTCGGAAGCTCGCTTCGTCGACGCTACCGAAGGCACGCCCGACAATGTCGTCAACCAAGACCGATCGCTTTTCGTTGAAAGCGACATGTTCATTAGTTCGAGGTTCTAGTGCCGAAGGTCACAAAAGCCTTCCAGAATTTCACCGCAGGCGAAATCACTGAGCGGCTGCATGGTCGCACAGATATCGCCAAGTATGACAACGGTGCGGCGACGGTTGAGAACTTCATCGTGCAACCGCACGGCGGCGTGACGCGACGACCAGGCACTCGCTTTATCGTTGAGGTCAAGGGCAGCGCCAACGCCGTGCGCCTCGTGCCCTTCGAATTTAATGTCGAGCAAACCTATATTCTTGAATTCGGTCCTCTATATTTTCGTATCATCAAAGACGGCGGTCAGGTTGAGTCGAGCGGCACGCCGGTCGAGGTGACCACGCCGTACACGGCAAGCGACCTCAACACGCTGAAGTGGTCGCAGAGCGGCGACGTCATGTACATCGTGTCGCCTAACCATGCGCCGCGCAAAATAGAGCGCACGAGCCATACCGCTTGGACAATCACTGAAGTCGCTCTAACGCGCGGCCCCTTTCTCGACCGCAACATCACTGCGACGACGCTGACGTCAAGCGGACGGTCGGGCACGGTCACGATCACAGCATCTGCCGACACATTTGCAAGCACCGACGTGGGACGGCTCGTTAAGTTGCAGGAAGGTTTCATAAAGATCACAAGCTTTACGTCAGCGACATCGGTCGACGGCACAGTGCAAGAGCTTGAAGACGGCCGATCAGAAATCATGCCGGACTACACGGCGACGACGATTTCTTTTCACGAGGGAGATCCCGACGCAACGGATCTTGAGCATAACGATCGCATTGAAGATACCGCGGCGAATTTTATCGACGAAGGTTTCAAAGCCGGACAAACGATCATTATAAGCGGCACTGTAGACAACAACACGACGGACGGGTTTTTACTGGTCGACGTCACAGACAGTGTTTTGACGTTGGCGCCAGGCGCAGACCTTGCAGCCGAAAGCGCCGGCAGCTCGTTTACAATTCAAGGCAAGTTGGAAGCGGTCGACGATTGGTCGCTCGGCGCATTCTCCGAAACGACAGGCTATCCGAGAGCTGTCAGTTTCTACGAGGAGCGGTTGGTGTTCGCTGGCACCAGCACACAACCACAGACGCTATTCTTCAGTCAGGGCGGCGACTTCGAAAATTTTGAAGCCGGCACTGAGGACGACGACGCGATGGTCTACACCATCGGATCAAACCAGGTGAACGTCATTCGATTCTTGGCGTCGACGCGCAATCTGATTGTCGGCTCATCCGGCGGCGAATTCGTTGTCCGAGCCGGTGGTGCTGACGAGGCAATTACGCCGACAAATATTCAAATCAAGCAACAGACGCCGCACGGCTCCAGCGATACGGCGCCGGTGCAGGCCGGCAACAGCACGCTGTTCATTCAGCGCGCAAAGCGCAAGGTGCGCGAGCTGCGATTCAATTTTGATGTCGACGGATTTGTCGCACCAGACGTCACAATTATCAGTGAACACATCACCGAGTCAGGCCTGGTTGAGATGAGCTACCAGCAAGAGCCGGACTCGATCATCTGGTGCGTGCGTGCAGACGGCCAGCTCGCCTGCTTAACCTTTAAGCCCGAAGAACAGGTGATGGGTTGGTCGCGTCAGATTATCGGTGGATCTTTCGGCACCGGCAACGCTGTGGTAGAGCGCGTTGCGGTCATACCAGGCGACCTTGATGAAGACGAGATCTATATGGTGGTCAAACGCACGGTAAACGGCGCGACGAAACGATACATTGAATACATTAAGAATTTTGAGTTCGGCACTGACGTCACCGACGCGGTGTTCGTCGACAGCGCCTTAACCTTCACCGGCGTGTCTGACACCTTAAACGGACAGATCAGTGCCGCGGCGACGACAATTACGCTTGATGATACTACTGCGTTCCCGGCAAGCGGCGCCGTTAAGATTGGCACCGAAATTATAACGTACACCGGCAACAGTTCTAACCAGCTCACTGGCTGCACCCGCGGTGTCGTTGGCCCGGCGGCAATTCATGCTGACGGCGCAACAGTGACGCAGGCAGCTACGACCTTGTCGGGCCTTACGCATCTTGAAGGCGAGTCTGTTGCCATTCTCGGCGATGGCAGCGTTCACGCGCCGAAGACAGTCTCGTCTGGCGCCATCACGCTCGATCGCTATGTGACGAAAGCCCACGCCGGTCTTGGTTACAACAGCACGCTGCGCACGCTGCGCGTTGACGCCGGCGCGGCAATGGGCACAGCCCAGGGCAAGATGAAGCGTATCAATGAGCTGACGGTACGCCTCTATCGATCGGTTGGGCTGAAGGTTGGGCGTGACGTCAACAACCTCGATGTTGTGCCGTTTCGGTCCTCTGCCGACGAAATGGACGCGGCGCTTGCACTATTCAGTGGCGACAAAGAAATTGAGCTGAACGGTAACTACGACACCGATGGGCAGTTCACCATTCGACAAGAACAACCGCTGCCGATGACAGTCTTGGCGGCCTACGCAACCCTGTCGACTTTTGAGCAGTGATCCTCGCGCCGTTTGAGTTCGAACACGCCGAAGCGTTGTTGGCAGAAAACTTAAACGACGACCGAAACCGCCCATCGTTTGGCCTTGAGATGCTGGAGCTTTTTGCGGCGCCGGACATGGCGTTCACGTTTATCGATCATGGGCATCTGATTGCCATCAGCGGGATTCAGCCGCTTTGGCCTGGCGTCGGCGAAGCCTGGTTGATGGCGAGCGATAAATTAGACGCACATAAGGTGGCGGTAGCGCGCATTTGCCGGCGATGGATGCGCAAGATTGCGGACGAGCAAGATCTGCACCGAGTGCAGGCACATATGAAAAGTGACTGGCCTGAGTTATGGCGTTGGGCGCGTTTTCTCGGCATGGAATACGAAGGAACCGTTAGGCAAATGACGCCAGATCGGCAGAGCTACGACATGTTTAGTTGGGTGCGAAAATGGGTTTAGAAGCGGCAACACTTGCATACATAGGGATCGGGACGGCTGCCGTTGGCACTGGCGTCTCATTCATGGGCGCGCAGCAACAAGCGGCTGGCATGCGCGCGGCCGGCAGCGCCGCGATGCAGACTGCGGAATACAACGCTGCGATCCGCCGCCGCAATGAGCGTGTTGCAAAACAAGAAGCAGACCTGCGGGAGCGCGTCGGCGATCGAGAAGCGCTTCGATTCCGAAAGCAGTTCAGCAGGCTTCAAGCAAAAACAGAAACGGCATATCGGAAAAGTGGTGTTGCTACGTCAACCGGCACGCCGCTTATGGTCATGATGGAAAACGCTAACGAAGCGGAAGAGGAAGTACAGCTCATCGGATTGCAGGCGCGCACTGACGCCGGTCGCTTGCGCGAGCAGGGCGTCAACCAGCGCTTAGCTGGCGAGCTTGCCCTTCTTGAAGGCAGGCAACAGCAACTTGCATTTAACATCAGAGCCCGTGCGGCGCAAACACAGGCGTTTGGTAACTTGTTT